ACGAGGTGTTTATTAATCATCACAAACTCACCCGCCAGTGTACGCCTCAGATACAGATTACTCGTGAATGGCTCAAAGCATTCGTTATTCCCGAGAATCTGAGATGTCGAGGCGGTCGGCATTGGTGCAACAAGCAGCGAGTTTCGAAGTCCGTACTTTGCTATGCCTTCACGGAGTCCCTTATAATCGAAATATGGGTTTGCGTCCCGTGGCACACCCCACAGATCAGGCTGCAACAACCCCTTTGATGAAGGTGAACCATCATAAGATTCGTATCGCCCCTGCTCCTTAGCCAACCTACACGACTCTGCCAAGGCACTGAAATAAATAGACTCAAATACGATTCGGTTCATACTTTTCGCTTCAGGTGAATCAAACGCATATCCTAGCATTTGATAAGCATCAGCAACTCCTTGGACACCAATCGCAATGGGTCTATGGCGCATATTTGACTTTCGGGCAGCATCAGTCGGGTAATAATTCTCGTCTATGACTCGATTCAGATTACGAGTCACAACCCTTGTCACCTCTTCCAACTTTTCAAGTGCAAGTCCTCCATTCTGGATAAATGCCGGAAGACTGATTGATGCTAGGTTGCATACGGCCGTCTCATCCTTGTCCGAGTACTCGATAATCTCGGTGCAGAGGTTCGAGGACTTGATAGTTCCTAGATTCTGCTGATTGGACTTTGAATTGCAAGCATCCTTGTAGAGCATGTAAGGTGTCCCGGTTTCAACCTGTGACTTGATCATCGCATTCCAAATGTCTCGAGCCTTGAGCACCTTGCGAAATGTACCCTCATTGACATACTTGTAATAGAGTTCATCAAACTTGGAACCCCATAGTTCTGATAGTCCTGGGCTCTCGTTAGGACACATCAGATGCCAATCTGAGTCATTCTTTACTGCGAGCATGAAGAGATCCGGAATCCATAGCGCCGTAAACAAGTCCCGGCACCGAGACTCTTCGTCGCCTTGATTTAGTCGAAGTTCAAGAAACTCCATAATATCAGCGTGCCAAGGTTCGAGATAGACCGCAATAGATCCCTTTCGACGTCCTCCCTGATTGACATAGCGTGCTGTAGCATTGAAAACTCGGAGCATGGGAATGATACCGTCTGATTGGCCATTTGTTCCTACAATCTTAGAGCCCTTTGCCCTTATATTGTGCACGTGTAGACCAATGCCTCCAGCCCATTTGGAAATCTGGGAGCAATCCTTCAGCGTCTCGTAGATACCATCCATCGAGTCATCCTTCATCGCCTGCAAAAAACAAGAGCTCATTTGGGGGTTATTCGATCCGGCATTGAATAGGGTAGGCGTTGCATGGATGAAGTAGTGCTGAGACAAGAGATCATAGGTCTCACGGACCCTAGCAGCGTCTGTGCCGTGAATGGCAACTGCAACCCGCATGTACATGTATTGCGGAGTCTCAAATTCATTCAGGTACATCTTTTGCAGAGTCTTCAGCCCAAAGAAACCAAACTTGTAGTCTCTTGAATGATCAATGTACGTATCATACTCGAGCCTGATATTCTTCATAAACTTTGTGGACATCGTCCGCCCAGCAAGCATTGCATCCGAGAAACATGTTGGCTTAGTCTTGTGCATGTTACTCACGAGAATACGAGTCGCCAGAGTCTCATAATCTGGATCCTCAGTAATCATATGAATTGAAACGTCAGCAGATAAATCGTCAATCTCAGCCGTCTTAATACCATCATACATCGAACCAAACACTTTTTGGGCAACCTTTGTAGGTTCTACATTTAGGCCGTTTGACAAATCGACAAGTCGGTTGGTAACCTTGTCAAAGAGCATATCGACAGTTTCACCATTTCGATTGACAACTTTCATTATTTATAGAGTGTCTCTTTTTTTTATCCGGTGATAGTAAATGGATTTCTATTCGCAAGACAATATCAATAATATACAGATGATGATCAAGGCAGCTGTTAACGCACAGCTTCAAGTCGATATCCCCCCACAGAACCAGAACGAGCTGCTCATAATCATGAGGGCTGTAAAAATCGGCAATCAGTATACAATGAATGCAACCACGAGTATGCTCAATGACCAGGTTGTTGGTCGGGCACTTGCAATTATCAAGCCCAAACTTGAATTGGCCCGATCAGACCGAACTCAGCTCATGTGGGAGTCTCCTAAACCAATGGCACTTCCGGTGAACATGTCCATCAAGGGCACGAGAGTCGGGCAGTATAATGTTGGTCCTTAGTATATGGAGTTTGAAATAGTTCTCATAATTTTGCTCATGCTCATATTTAGATGGAGCAGTGCGTATACTAAAGGCGTAAAGCGTAGATACAATAAGAATGAATCGTTACCGTGATGAAACGGCTGAGCTTTGCCGAGTCAAAGGATGGGACAAAGCCTCCATAGAGAGGGTATGGATGCTTTACACGGAAGAAAGTGGCGAATTGGCGTCAGCAATTCGACAGCTCCTCAAGTATTGCAGAAAGACAAATCTGCGTAAAGAACGTGGTACGGATGTAATGATGGAGATGGGCGATGTGTTTAGTTATTTGTTCCAGCTTGCCTATATGCTAAATATAGATCTTGATGATATGTGGTCGAGACATCAAGATAAGGTTCGAACAAAAATGTATGTAGATTGTAATGAGTGATGCCCAGAGACAACGTGATCATATTTATCCACTAGGGCAGCTAGGACCAGCCTTCAATCCAGGTTCTTCATTTAGAAATGGCAATCCGTATAATCAGGCGCCCGATTATGCACCGGTTCCTGCAACTGCAAATGTAAACTATTACCCGCCATTTGCCATCCCTCAGCCAGGTATGTCAATGAAGAGTCAGACAGTTGCGACATTACCGCAGAGTATAATTGCTATGACCCCTAGAACTCCGGCTGATTTTCTATTTCCAAACCGAGAGTTTGTCGGGTACAATTAATTGAGGTATAGCTTTATTTGGGTCTGGTAGTTTACTCTGCAGAATGGACAAGTTGATCCAATCTTCCCTGTGCACGACTTGCATAATACATGGCCACAAGGGTTGAGGCATACATCAACTGGATTTGCCAAGCACACAAAACATAAATAATTGTTAAGTAAGTCCATATTCTTGCATAATGAAAATATACCACGATATTTCGAAAACTCTCTGCGGGCCGATATATAGTCTGCTTTAATCTTCTCAATATTTGCATCCTGACAAAAGTCATCAATTATTTTTGCCATTTTTTCCGTATGAGGAGTCTTATTCTCAATCGAGGCAACGAGATTCTTTAGCTCCTGAATCTCCTTGTTTTTTGCATCAAGGATGTTTTGTTGACAAATTAGATTATCAATAGCTTGTTTATATGGCTCCACGTATTCCTGTAGACTGGTATCTATTGTACTATCTACGTCACTTATTTCGTCATTATACAAGTATATCTTTACAAGCTTGTCCTGGATGGTGGGAATGAATGGGTACAAAACAGGCTGGATACCAATAGTTGTCAATGGAGTGAATCTCATCATTTAACATACATAATCACAAGAATTACGATAACTCCCCACAGTATCATAACATCATTCGATGGCTCCACAAACATTACATTAGACATGGCATGTTTCACCGTTCCATTCGGTACAAGGACTGCTGTCTTTGCACCGGCATATCCTGAAGTCATTTTGACTCGAACTGGAATCACTTTACCTGATGAGTCCTTATTCAGATCGATAATATGGGCATTAAAGTCTGATGTGTTACGGAAAGGATTCTCTACTGCATATGTAAATCCACCATTAGAAGATGATTGTGCTCTTACCGTCCATTGGGTTCCTGGTGCAAGAGATCGTGCTTTAGAGATGGGGACATCAACCTTTTCTCTTACTAGTTTAGACGCCATATATACTTATCGAAGAATAAAACAAAGACCACACGGACCACACTCGGCGAACCCAAGCAGTGATATGTATGGTTTTTGTTTTACGAATAAAACAGATGGTGGCCAGAGTACGTCCCGACGACCTCCCGATTAAAGTGCCGATCTAAAGTCAGGCGCATATCCGGGGCACCATGTGTTTTATGTTTTCTTTGTTGTGTACTGAGATTTTATTTGGAAATCTAATTGCTGAAGGCTAGACCACCCATACCGCTTGCAACGTTGAGGATATTGTAGTTGGTTGCGAACATCTTCTGGATTGTCGACTGGGAACCAGCCTTGAGTGCGACCCAGGCCTGGCACACATCGATGCGAGACAAGTTGCAAGAACCTGTGGGTTGGAACTCCTCTGGCTGTATGGCGAAGGAGTAGGAGTACACACCTGGGTATGGGTTGCCGGTGTGGTAGTAGAATGGCTGGACCTGGTTGAAGTAACGACCGTACTGCTCCTTGAAGCGATCCTGGCCGTTGAGCAGAATCTTGAACTGGTGAAGAGGGCCAACCTCGTACTGGCCTGCAGTCTTCTTGCCCTCCTCGGTCCAGGATGTGTACACACCAGCGGTACCAGCCGCACGACCGCCGCCATAGGTGTTGACAAAGGCGTTGGAGCCGGTAAACACCATAGGCGAGCCTAGGTGGTGAGGAACAGTCAGGGAGTTGGAGCCGATTAGGAGCAGGGGATCGAGTGTAACCTGCACATTGGATGGGTCAGTGGAGAAGTTCCACATCGAGTTGACTGCAGTGAAGGGGTTGGAGTTCTGGTAGCACCAGATGAGCTCCTTGACGGGGTGGTTGAAGTTGAGACGGATGGTGCTGTTGCCGGAGGCATCGTTCTGCCACTGAAGCTGGT